CCATCCACATTCCTTTGCGCTTCGAAGCCGCGATCTTGTCACGGATCCGCTCGCCCGTCACTTCCCTTTCAAACTGTGCGAATGACAGAAGAATATTCAGCGTCAGTCGTCCCATCGACGTCGTAGTATTAAACTGCTGGGTTACCGAAACAAATGAGACTCCCTTTGCGTCGAGCACCTCGACGATTTTCGCGAAATCCGCCAGGCTGCGGGTGAGGCGGTCGACTTTGTAAACCACAATCGTGTCCACCTCATTTTCTGCGACATCATCGAGCAACCGCTTGAGAGCCGGCCGGTCCATGTCGCCTCCGGAATATCCACCGTCATCGTAAAGCGTGGGAATAACGCGCCAGCCTTCATGGCGCTGACTCGCGATAAATGCTCCACAACTTTCTCGCTGAGCGTCAAGAGAATTGAAGGACTGCTCGAGACCTTCCTCGGAGGATTTTCGCGTATAGATTGCGCAACGGATAGTTCTCTTCTGCAGGTCACTCATGCAGCCTCCTTTGAATTCTTCATTGCTTTACCTTTCAACCCGAAAAATAGCGGTCCCGACCACCGGGTTCCGGTGATCAACCGGGCAATCTCCGACAGGCTGTCATACGGATTGCCCCTGTATTCGTAGCTTCCCTCTTCGACGTTCACGACATGAACTTGATCCTTCCACTGTCGTACGAGTCGAGTTCCCGCCCTGATAGAGACCTTTTGCAACGAGGATGTAGTGGAACTGCCTTCGATTGCTTTTGCGAGTTGGCACAGACGACGATGGCTTCTCTCGCTAAGCGGACCGAATTCCTGTTCTTGCATGCGATACGCCAGGAACTGAATCAACAGTTCCTTTCGCATTCGGGCCGGAGGATCTGTTTCAAAAAGCTGCCGCCAAAGCCCTACAACAGCCTCTTTTTGCAAACTCCGTACGGACAACAGCTGATCGGTAATGGACATGTTGGGCATGGTGTCTCCTTTCAACCCAGCTAACATTGACGCTTCCTTTCGGATAAAGTTCAAGTCGAATACGGCCCAAATATGTTGCGAATACAGCCACTTACAGGTCCTTTTCGGGGGACAACAGCCCGTTTTTCCCTCACATCTTGCCGCTGGTGTCAGGAACCCCGACAGTAAACCCTCGGTTTGTCAGGGTGGCGCGGCGGTGGAAATCTTCTGCTAGTGTTGTGACGTCTTCGGGCGCAGGCCCCCTCCCTAAGCTCGCAACCTCAACCTGTAGTTTTGCGAAACGAATCAATTCCTTGGAGGAACTATGAAAAAGCCAGGAAGACCAAAGAAAAACGGACAGAAATTCATGTGGATGCTAAAGAGGGTTACCCTAGCTATCTACTCCTACGGTCTCGCTAGGGACGCGGGGGAGAAGCACAGTGTGGCGATACATGAGGCCGTCAAGTACATCCGAGATAAGTGCCCATGGATGCCAATCTCGGAATCGGAAGTCAAGCGAATCGTGGCAGCGTGGCGATCAAAACGCGCTGCAACTTGTCTTTTCGTCAGCAAGCCGGACCCAGACCACGCCATTGTCCGGGTGCCGGGGAGGGACGGCAGAATCATTAGCGCCAGAATCGTGTACACCGCCTCAGTGGGGCCGCGGCCAATCTACCCTCGGACGAACGCAGCGGCCTAGCGCGATCTGCGGCCGCTATTCCCTGGGCGTGCCCGCCGTAGCTCACTTGGCTGCGATGCCTTTCGCGAGAACCGAACCCAGGCAGGTCTATTGTCCCGCCTGGGTCATTATTTGGACCCATTCTTACGCAAAGATTTGCCCGGTTTGTTGCAGAATCGTTCTGTGCCAAACAAATCGAGAGACCTTTCGCAACCACCCAAAGCTGTCAGCGGTTCGGCACGTACAGAGCCAAGCCTGCCTACCACCATCGTTCGACTTCCGATTGCAGATTTGAAGAACGATCCCAGGAATCCCAGGATTCACAGCGATCGGCAGATTACTCAGCTCGCAAAAAGCATCGATAGCTTTGGCTTCCTCTGGCCCGTCATGATTGACGGAGCAAAACGGGTCCTTGCGGGCCATGGTCGGATTGAAGCCGCGAAACGCCTGGGCTTCCGCGAAGTACCTACGATTAGCATCAATCACCTGTCAGAATCCCAGCGTCGCGCCTTCATGATTGCTGATAACCGTCTCGCTGAGCAGGCTTGCTGGAGTGAAAAGTTGCTGGCTGAACAGTTGAAGGAGCTCTGCGAGGTGGATCTGGATTTTGATCTGGAGGCCACAGGTTTCGAGGTGGGTGAGATTGATGTTCTGATCGAGGGTGTATCACCTGATGCTCCGGCCGATTCAGACCCGGCCGATGACGTGCCGGAAAACACATCGGTTGTTGTGACGCAACTTGGGGATCTCTGGCTTGCCGGTTCCCACCGTATCTACTGCGGGAACTCTCTCAATCCCGAGAGCTACTCGGCGTTGATGGACTCCCGTCATGCCAGCATGGTTTTCACGGACCCTCCCTTCAACGTCAAGATCGATGGGCATGCCGGTGGACTGGGAGCGATACGCCACAGAGATTTTCAAATGGCCTGCGGCGAAATGACCGAAAGCGAATTCACCGACTTCTTGTCTCAAGTGTTGCGACGATGCACATTCCACAGCACCGACGGTTCACTGCATTACGTATTTATGGACTGGCGGCACATGCCGGAGCTGCTGGCCGCCGGTAAGCCGCTCTATTCGGAACTAAAGTGCGTCTGCGTGTGGGTTAAGGACAACGGCGGCATGGGCTCGCTCTATAGAAGCCAGCACGAACTCATATTTGTATTCAAACACGGACGGGAAGGTCACCGTAACAATGTTCAGCTTGGCCAGTACGGCCGCTACAGGACCAATGTTTGGAACTATCCGGGTGTAAATTCCTTCTCTCGCCACACTGAGGAAGGAAACCTGCTCGCGTTGCATCCGACGGTAAAACCGGTCGCGCTCGTCGCAGACGGGATCATGGATTGCACGTCCCGCCGCGATATTGTTCTCGATCCATTTTTGGGCAGCGGCACCACCGTTATTGCGGCAGAGCGGACGGGCCGTTCGTGCTACGGCATTGAGCTGGATCCACTGTATGTCGACACGATCATTCGCCGCTGGCAGAAATTCACTGGGCTATCGGCTACACATGCTACCTCGGCGCGTAGTTTCAACGAACTCGAAAAGGAGATCGACGATGAACAACGCCAATGACGAGGCAGACGCAACGATAGAGCCAACGGAGAGTGACAAAGCCGGCGAATTGCCCGCGGCAACGGCGCGAGTAGGTTTTCGGAGACCACCCGAAGCCACGCGTTTCAAAAAGGGTGTTTCTGGAAACCCTAGAGGACGTCCGAAGGGCAGTCTCAATGTGGCTACTGCATTCACAAAGGCCTTACGCGAAAAAGTGGTGATCAACGAAGGTGGCAAGCGGAAAACCGTTACCAAGTTGGAAGCTGCTCTCAAACAGCTCGTGAACAAAGCGGCTTCCGGCGACCATCGCTCCTGTCAGCAGTTGATCGACCTGGCTCGCGACGCAGAGGCGAAACAGCAAGCTTCACCAGGCCAGGATCCTGTTCTCTCCGAGCTCGATCAGGAGGTTCTCGAAGGCATTCTTAAGCGCTTCGAAGTAGGCCACGACAAATCTGAGGAGGCCCACCATGACGATCAATCCGCGTGAATATCAGGCTCTTTGCCGTCAGGACTTCTACACCTTTATGCACCGCGCCTTTGGAGAATTGAATCCTCAGACGCAGTTCTCGCACAACTGGCATAACGAACTGATTGCGGCGAAGCTGGAAGCCTGCCGGCTGGGCAAAATAAACCGTCTTATTATCAATGTGCCCCCGCGCTCGCTGAAATCCCATGCTGCCGCCGTCTGCTTTCCGGCATTTCTGCTGGGTCATAACCCGAGCGCCCAGATCATCTGCGCTAGCTATGGGCAAGACCTGGCGAGCAAGCATTCTCTGGACTGCCGCACTCTTATTTCCAGCAATTGGTACCAGAGCCTGTTCCCCACACGGCTGGCTTCGCAGAAGCAATCCGTCCAGGAATTTCTTACGACCCGAAATGGGTTTCGGTTGGCCACCTCGGTTGGAGGCGTGCTGACCGGCCGGGGAGCAGACTTCATCATCATCGATGACCCCCTCAAGCCCGACGAAGCCTTATCAGACAGCCAGCGTAAGGCTGTAAACGAGTGGTTCGACCACACCTTATACAGCCGGCTGAATAACAAGCAGACCGGTTGCATCATCATTATTATGCAGCGTTTGCACGAGGACGATCTGGTCGGCCACGTTCTGGAGCACGAACAGTGGGAACATGTGAGGCTTCCTGCCATCGCCGAAGAAGATGAAACCCACGTCGTCGCGGGGCGTTATCGGACTCGCATTGTTCAGCGGAAAACCGGTGAAGCGCTTCATCCCGAACGGGAGCCCTTGAAACTGCTCGAACACCTACGGCGAACAATCGGCGAGTACAACTTCGCGGGACAATATCAGCAACTGCCCTCCCCTCGCGGGGGCGGCCTAGTCAAAGCGGAGTGGTTCAGGTACTACACTCCCGGAAGGCAACCAGCGAAGTTCGACATGATCATTCAGAGCTGGGACACGGCGAACAAGTGCACCGAGTTGAGCGACTACAGCGTTTGCACCACTTGGGGCGCCAAGAAAAAGTGGCTTTACCTTCTGCACGTACTTCGTCAGCGCCTCGACTACCCACAACTGAAGCGAGCCGTTCGAAGTCAGGTCGAGCACTTTAATGCGACCAACATTCTGATCGAAGACAAA